TTGAAATGGAATGGTTGCAGAAGCATACATCTGCGTAGAAGGTACAGCTTGGCTTTTATTTAATGTCCAAGTAGTTCCTGAACCTGACAAAATAACAGTTTCATTGCTTAAACCAATACCATATAAAGCTTGACCAATAGCCAAAGTACCTGAATAAGTACGGCTTACAGTTAATGTAGTTCCTGAAATTGATGCTTGAATAGTCGCTGATGGTGGATTATTAATGCGCCATGTATATCGATAAGCACCATCAACAATATAGACGTTTACTCCGTTATCGGTAATCCCCACTCGACCAGAAGAAGTATTTAATTGACCAACAATGACAGGACTAAGATTGGCAGATAAAACATAGACGTAAGGGCCACAAACCGCCACCATTTGATTACCACCGCTAACAGTACGCATTCCACGCACTTCTTGGGTATTAGGCAAAACAACTTGAGTAGTAAGTCCTGGGGTTGGATAAAGCGCAACAATACCCCTTTGACCTGGCAGTTTTAAAGGGTCAATCTCAGGTCGAAAATTAATGCACTCTTGAGCATCCTGATAAATCGAGGGTGCTTCGTAAGATGGCCCAACAAATCCAAAGTCTGCCATTATTGAACATCCTTATAGGCTTCGCCATCACGAATCCTGCGAATTGTGGATTCGCCAACATCATATTCTTTAGCAAGCATGGCAATATTCCTATATCCAATTCTTGATTTAATTTCTAACACTTGTTCAGCAGTTAGAACTCTTTTGGCTAATACAATTTTTCCTGTTTTTCCTTTGCTTATTTTATCTCTTGATTCATCAGATAATTTAGCTCCAAGTTTATTTTTATTGCCAATACGAACATAAGACATTTTTGCTCTAGATTCAGCAGAATGTTTTTTACCTTTAAAAGTCATTCCCCATGTAGAAGCACCATAAGTATTGCCTTTTAATTTGGCTTTATGCTCCTCTTTATGTTTGTATCCATTTGCGCCTTCGCCACCATCAGTAAGATTGCAAAGTTCAATTCCCATATCTTTCATACAAGCTATTAGTAATACTTCATGGTCTAAAGCTTCTTTTTCAGTATTCCAATGAGCAAGAATTTGAACTTCATAGCCGTATTTAGCAACTATGCGTTTCCAATATTCATTGCGATTTTTAGAATAAGCCCTCCTGCCTATTCCTTTACCAATGTAAAAAGGAGTGCCATCAGGTTTATTGTGAGAGTAGGTGTAGTGTGTTTTCATAGCTTTATTATACCACCACTAAGTATCATGGTTCTTACCTAAAGAACCCTCCGCTCAAAATCCAACCAGCATCACGACTACGACCCACCAACATAGAGTCTGGATAACCAGCAGCAGCAATAGGCCTCATATTATTGCGTTTAATAGTTGATTTGGATTGAGCTGCATAAGCATTAATCATGCCAATTTGCGTTGCAGAAGCTTTGCCATACATAGGCATCAAGCGTTCAGCTAAATTCCATCTAAGAGCCATTGAATAGCCTTGTGGAAGCACAATATCATCATACAAAGTTTCATAATTGCTGAAAATGGTAGATGAGAACATATGCATCTCACCTTGTGCTGGATTAGGCCATACAAATACGTTACCAGTATCGGCATTAGGATTGTAATAAAGAGCTTTAGGCCAAGGGCCATTCAAAGTCTTTAAACCTATTTGATTGTAATTATCTAAAGACAAAACAGCCACTTGATAATCTAAACCACCATTAGGAACGGCTTGTCCATTTGACTGAGTGTTTACCCTTACATAAGCCTGATCAATAAACAATGGTTTTTGATAATAAGCAGTAAGAAGCTGAGAAGCTACGGCAGTTGGATAAGTAATGTTTAAGCGATAAGTACCAACTTCATTAACTTGACCACCAGCACCAGTAATAAACTCAACAATCTTAGTTCCAGAAATAATTCCTGTACCTTTTAATGTTTGCCCTTGGGCAACTGCACCAGTTGTAAGGCTAGTAACAGTCAAAACATTACCAGAAATAGAACCTGTAAAAGATGCTCCAATGTAATTTGCAGTTGATGGATTAGGGCCAATAGTGTATTGAACCTGACCAGAGATCAAAGGAAATATGATTTCTGTAGTGTTAAACACCATCATATCTTCGTTTGACCATTGATCAATCAGGTCATTAAGCATATCAAAAGCATCTTGAGCTGCATCAGCCGTTGGAACTTCGCCAGCTTCCAATGCACCAATATCTTTTAAAGCTCGGCTAATAATATCTAAAGGTTTTGTCATTGTGTAAACTCCACAATATCTCCAACATTTAAGCCACTAACAAAAGTAATTGAAGTTGTATTGGTTTCAGTATAATTTAAATTAATAACTTGTTTACTACCATTTACATAAACTTTTAAATTATTTGTTCCCACTACATAAGCAAAAGGAACAGTAACAACTGTTTGCCCTTGAGTGGCAGTTACATAACCTTGCCCACCAGAACCAGTTCCATTTATGTTGTCATAAGTTCCAATTAAAACATTGCTGGCATCATTAATAACAAATTTGTAAGAAACTCCAATAGTTAGCCATATTTCTCCACTTGGTACTCGACCAGCAGAATTTAAAATTATTGGATTTGAATGAGCAATATTTCCTAATGCAGTTGTATAAGATGCTTGTGGAGTAGATGTTCCTGCTTGATAAGTATAAATCAAGCCACCAGCTAAAGGAACGCCATTGTTATCAAAAAATTGCCATCCTGCGCCACCAATAGATGAAAGGTTAACTGCCATATAATCTCCTAATTGTTTGGCGTAAATACTTGGGGCAACCAAGGCGCAACAACAGTATTTTGCTTATTTAGCTTATTTAACTGTTCTTCTAGCCTAGATTTTATAAGGTTTATGCCGTCTTTCATAGTTTCTTCTTCAATCCATAAAACCACCATTTCTTCTGTAACATCAGAAAATGGTACTTTTAAAGTTGGATTAGAAAACCACCAATTTCCCTCAGTTTCCACAATCTGATCTTTATCAGAAAGTTCTGCCTTGTATTTGGCATGAGTAATCAAACCATCAATGGCTGATATATCAATAATTGACCATTTATAGTTCATAACTTTGCCTTTTGTTCGGTATAGAGCAGTTGAGTCATTATTTAACCGCAAGCTAAAACTTGAACTTGCATATTTATTGCGCCTGTACCAAGTCTATTTTCAATATAAATTTTTCCGTTGGTAGCTGCGGAAACTGTTATTTTTCCTGCGCTTCCAGTTGTCCCTGTCAATATGCCAGTAGTAACTGCCATGTTAGCTTGAATAGAAATAGCAGAACAACTAGCAGAAGATGAATTTGGATATACAGCAATAACACCACAATTACCGCTAGTGCCTGTTCCTGAAACAATAATGACAGCACCGCTATTATCAAGCGTAAATGAATAAACACCATTATCAACTATATTTGCGGAGTAACTAACTTGTGAACTTGTTTTAACTTGTGTAAATTGAGCAGAAGCTATTGGAGCATTAGGACTTGCTCCTTGTATATTCCCACCAAGGAAAGCCCCAGGAAAAGGTTCGCTAGATAAGTTAATTAATTGTTCACCAACAGTAAAGTTACCTTGTACCGATAATGCTGTAGCATATCTAGCATCTATATCGTAATAAGTTGCGCTTGTTCTTTGAAAGGTTGTAGGATTAAAATAATTTCCAGCAATAGACAACCCACTAGCAGAAACACTACTATTGTTATTAAGGATAATATTGTAATCATTAGAAGTTAAACAATTATTTTCAAAATGATTTCCTGATATTACACCCCCAAAAGTGCCTTCAATTTTAATTGGATTGTAATTTAATCCTTCAAATACGTTATTTTCACATACAAAACTAGGACATCCCAATCCAAGAATAATTCCTGTATCTCCACCATAAAACCAATTACTTAAAAACTTAATTGTTGTAGGACCATTAGAGGCAAGATAACTATTAAAAAAAGCACCTTTCCAATTAAGCATTGAACAGTTAAAGAAAAGATATAAAAAAATTTGATTTGTTGAATTAACGCATTTAATGTTATAAAAAAAACAACTAATAAAACGAACATTAATAAATTGGTCATCAAGCACATAGGCAGTAGATAATGTATTTGCACTAGCTTGAAAAGTTACATTTTCAAATTGAATATTTTTAGCCGCAGGAATTGTAGGGGCATTTGTTAATGTAGTGCTAAACATATTAATATTGCTATTAACATAAATTCCTGCACCAGCACCTTGACCTTGAATTAAAAAGAATCCATTAATGTCATACTGTGAACCTGTTGGCATATTAATATTAAGAGATGCCGTAATTAAATATTTACCAGTTAATAATAAAGGTGTAGGTGCTTTACTTCCAGCCGTACCAATACAATAATCAATTGCATTTTGCAATGCAACAGTATCATCAGTAGTTCCATCACCTACTGCACCAAAGTCAGCAGCAGAAACCCATTCGGATAACTTTTGATTGATAGGTCTATTGACAGCGTTAGTTACCGCTAGGTCATATTTTGGTATAAGAGTTGTCATTTTATTTCCTGTTAAGCAATATTTGCTGCTTTAAGTCTTGCACGAAGGGATTGAAGTTCAGCTACCATATTAGCAATAAGTTCAGGACTAGAAGCATCTATTCCTTGTGCCTTTATAGAGCCATCTAAATTAACTGCATCTTTTTCACCAAGAACAGCACTCGTACATACTTCTTGTAATTCATGGGCTATAAACCCAACAAAAGGTGAACCATCTAATTTCCAAGTTCCATAAGAAGGTTTTAAAGCATCTATAAAAGAACCTGATGTAGTAATTAAACCGTCTACATTTTTAAGCCTGTAATCAGAAGAAGTTGTATAAGTTGTAGTAGTGCCTGTTGAATAAATATTTCCTACTGTGCTTCCGTTATAAACAAAGCCTTGAAAAAAAGCAGTACCACTTGTATTTGTGCTTGCAATACATAAACCATTTTGATATTGAAAGTTGTTTTTAAAAACAACTTGATTATCTGAACCACCTTGCCCTTCAACAGTTGTTCCTAGTAACAATCTACCATTTGTATCAACATACATTTGACCTGTTGAATTAGTAGCAAAGCCAAGCAAATTAGCAGATGGAAGATATATTCCATTGGTAGGAATACTAGAACTAGAAGGTATAAAGTTACCAGCAGTTAAACTTGTTCCATTATAAGTAAAAGTTGAACTAGATTGAAAAGCACTTGTACCATTTCCATAAGGAATGTAATTAGCAGTAAGACTTGTTAACCCTGTACCGCCATAAGCCACGCCTACAGTTGCTCCATTCCAAGTGGCCGTACCAATAACACCAGCACTTGATAAAGTCATTAATGCTGTAGTGCCTACACCTCCGTTATACCAAGCAAAGCCGTCAGAAGTTCCTGCACTAAATCTAGCCGTAGGTGATACATAATCAATCACCATGCCATCAGTATAAGTAGTGCCAGCATACAGACCTTTAGCCCATACACCACCACTAGACATTAAATTAGAGCCAGTAATAGCAGCAGCAGCAGTACCGCCAATAGCAGGAGGAGAAGCCAGGTAAGTAGAGAAGCCTGTTCCTGATACTGTTGAACTTGCTGAAAGAGTAGTAAATGCTCCTGTAGAAGCAGTTGTAGCTCCTACAGTTCCATTTAATGCTCCAGCAAATCCTGTTGCAATCAAAATGCCTGTAGATGGCACAAAACTAATCTTTGTAGAGCTAGTTGTTATTGGTAAATTTCCAGTAGTTGTTGATACTAGCGTTGGATACCAAGTAGCAACAGAGCTTGTATTGTCAGTTACGGCTACGTTTGTAGCATTTGTAGCGGTTGTAGCTGTGGATGCGCTTCCTGCCGAACCGCTAATATTAACTGCCAAAGAAGTAATTGAACCGCTTGCAGCATTTAAAAGAATAGCAGTAGTGCCAATATATAAAGTTGAATTGCCTAAAACACCACTAGGAATTGTTCCTGATAAATTTCCAGCAGTCAAACTGGTTAGACTTGCTCCTGATCCGCTAAATCCTGTAGCTGTCAATACTCCAGTAGAAGGATTGTATTGATATTTGGTAGAACTTGTATATTCAGTTGTAAGGTTTCCAGTTGTTTGATTAGCGAATAAAGGATAACGAGTTGCATTTGTAGTGGTGTCATCGGTAACAGTCGCATAGGATGTTGGAGTAGTCCAAGTAGGAGTGCTAGTGCCATTAGAGGTTAAAACTTGACCAGTTGTGCCTAAAGCAGTAAAGCCAGTTACACCAACAGCAGATTGCCAAGGAATAGAGCCAGCTACTCCACCAGCTAAATAAGTCGCATTAGTAGCGTTTGTGGCAGATCCAACAGAAAGGGTAGATTGAGCTACATATTGAGGAGCAGTTGCACCAGCCGTCAATACATAGTTTGTAGTTCCTAATGAAAGAAATGTTGTAGCTCCTGAGCCTGTTTGATAGGCTAAAGCCCCTGCTGTTCCACCAGCAATATTTGTAGCACTTGCAGCTAAAGTTGCGCTTGCTACAGCTCCACTCACAATAGAGCCTGAAATAGAAGTAAGCCAAGTAGGATTTGAATAAGATCCTGTTGAATAAAGGCCATTGGTTACAGTTGCAGCATTACCTGAAATGGCAATACCCCAAGTTCCAGATGCGCCTGATCCTGTTGTAGAAGGTGCGCCAATAGTGTTATAGGAAATGGTTTGAGCTACAGAGCCGTTATAAGTAATTGGTGAAACACCACCAGCACCACCGCTATTAAATGTAACGCTATTGGTTACACTTCCTGATGATGTTGCAGTAGCAGCATTTCCACCAATACTTAATGAAGTAGCTGTGCCAGTTAATCCTGTGCCAGGGCCACTAAACTGCGAAGTAGCAGTAATAGTTGTTCCTCTTACAGTAGTAGCCGTTGTTAAGCCTACAGTAGTTCCATCAATAGAACCGCCTGTAATGGCTACTGCATTGGCATTTTGAGTTGACATTGTGCCAAGGCCAGAAACCTGAGTATTGGCAATAGCAATAGTGGTATTTGTTACGGCAGTTATTTGACCACTTGCATTAGTAGTAAATACAGGAACTGCACTTGCAGATCCATAAGTATTTGCTGTGCCTACAGGAGTAATGCTAAATGTATTAGAATCTAGGGTTAACCCTGTGCCAGCGTAATAAGTAGAAACTCCTGAAAACTGAACAAAAGTAATTGGAGTAACTCCAATAGTTCCTGTATCAGCAGAAGTAGATACCCATGCAGTATTGGCTTGAGAGCCGTTTAAAACGACTGTATAAGCCCCTGGCACTTCTGCCCATACATCCATGTCAGTTGCTCTAGTCCATGCGCTTGCAGAGGCTACATAAATGCCGTTATCGGCTGTTGCTGTTTGATTCTTAACTAGGACTCGATTACCAGACAAGACTGAATAACCATCAATCGTCTGTAAACCTGACAAAGTAATGTTGGTTAAAGTCCCTGCTTTACAGGCAGCTTTAGGATTTAATCCTTGAGCTACTGTATCAACATACAGCTTATTTACAATATCTGTAGCAGCAGAAGGAGCAGTTGAAATCTGTCCTGTAGCTGTGGAGATATTAGTAAAAACCCCAGTAGAAGGCATTAAAGCACCGATTGTGGTGCTATTAATGGTGCTATTGGTTATGGTTAACCCTGATTGAATAGGATTAACTGATGCGTAGAACGGCTGACCCTGACCTATAAATGTTTGGAAGTTTCCATAAACATCAAAATAAGCCTGAACTGGCAGTAGGTTTTGATCTACTGTTGAAGAAGGGCCAGCCATAATGCTCCTTAATAAGCCATTGCCAT